TTTACATTGCAGAGTATCCTTCTAAGTTCATACCATTTTATAAGAGTTATTGGAGTGTTAATGAAGAGATAAAGGATATTAAAACAGAGAAGAATGGATGTACATATAATATACACAATGTCTTTGGAACTTATCCAGGTATAGGTAATCTTTATAATACTGCTGCACTTGTGATAGGTCAGACTGTTAATGATTGTGGTAAGGCAATGGGTCTATCATCTTATGGTAGTAGTAATGATAAGTTTATTAATTTATATTCAGATGGTGTTATAGATCGTCTTGCAAAACATTTTTGTAATTATCCAGAACTTATAAGGTTATTAAATGGTAAGGATGCTCCTTATAAGATGACTATAACAAAGGATAACTATAAACTTTTTGCTGACTATTGTTATGAAGTTCAGATACAATCTCAGAACAGAGTTTGTAAGATGATTGGAGATGCTATAGAGAAGACTGGTATAAAGAAGGTGTGTATTGGTGGTGGATTTGGTATGAATATAGTTACCAACTATCAATTGATTAAGAATTTTCCAGATGTTGAATTCTATTTTGAACCTTTGTGTGATGATGGTGGTAATACTATTGGGTCTGCTATGTTAATTTACAGAAGATTAACTAAAGATACTACAGTTAGACCTATAACAACGACTTCATATCATGGAGAACATCATGATGTTAGTAAGTATGTGGGTGAGACTGTTGATCTCAAGGGTATTGCTAGTCTGTTATATAATAACAAGTCTGTTGCGATCTTTAAGGGGTATGCAGAGGCAGGTCAACGTGCATTAGGTAATAGATCTATCTTATTCAATGCTCTGAATCCTGATGCTAGAAACATTGTAAATAGAATTAAGAAGAGAGAATGGTATAGACCATTCGCTGCCATAGTATTAGAAGAGGATGCTCATCTATATTTTGATGATGTTATACCTAATCCATACATGACAGTATGCTTCCCAGTCAGGACGGATCTCATACCAGGTGTTACACATATTGATAACACATGTAGGATACAAACAGTAAGCACTGGACATCTCTATGATCTCTTGCTAGAATTTAAACGACTAAGTGGTCATGGTATCTTACTCAACACCAGTTTTAATCTTGCTGGCGAACCATTAGTTGAGACTCCTGAAGATGCACTTAAAACATTGAGTTCATCTACGTTAGATCATCTTTGGTTCTATGATACTGAGCAATTACTATGACAGAAGATAAGAATGGAGAAGAAAAGTCTCTAAATAAATCTAAGAGCGAACCACTTGAGATTAACAAGGGGTTTGAGTTAATGTTACGTCATCGTAACAGGAGGAGAAAGAAACTACGACCAAAAACATTCCACATAATGTTTGGTAAGGTTATCTCTCTCTTCAAGCGAGAGATACGAGTTCAATTTGAATTATCAATTGACATTAAAAAACAGTAACTCTTGCGGAGAAGAATCATGGAAACTATGGTAGTAACCCTGACCCTGACGACAGTTATGTCGTTCCTTGCCTTATTAGTCGGAGGTATGATAGGATGGATGGCACGACAGCATTCTTATGACACTACACCGCAGTATGTCTACACTCACCCTGAGATGTTTGATGAGAACGGTCATGTAGTACCTGATGAAATTGTAGCTGTGAGGTTTGAACAAACTTATGACAACCAAGAAGACGACGAAGACTAAAGAACTTCCTGAACTTCAGCCCAACCCATTTATGCATGAGATATTGGAGTTGGCTTCTAAACAAAGAAGTTCCAAGTTAAAAGCAGAGGTTCTGCAAAAGTATAGGTGCGATGCACTTGTTACTATTTTAATTTGGAACTTTGATGATACCTGTAAGTCTCTGTTACCTGAAGGTCCAGTACCTTATTCAAGAGTAGATGAGCAGACACCATTTGATGATACTTTGTCATCAACAATGAACAAGGCAGCGAATAGTAACTATGTTCCTGATGAAGCTGTAAGAAATAAACATACATCAATTCGTAAGGAGTTCCAGAACTTCTACAATTATTTACAGGGTGGTAATCCTGGTATGAATGGTCTTCGTAGAGAGACTATGTTTATTCAGATGCTTGAGGGATTACATCCTAAAGAGGCAGAGATCATGGTCTTGGTTAAAGATCACATGCTTCAGTCGAAGTATAAAATTGTTCTTCGTAATATTCAGGAAGCATATCCTGATGTTACATGGGGAGGACGTGGAGGATCATGACCGTAACAATCCTGCATGAAAAATGCGAACCCGATGCTGCTCAAGATAGGAAGTTACCTAACACAGCATACTTAGTTGAATATAAACTAGAGGGTAAGTCAACATATGATATTGCCATCTCTCAGAAGGCAGTAGATTTGTTTGACCATTATTATGATAAGTTCAAGAAGGATTTTGTAAAGTTTACACAGGCAGAGGGTAGAGCAAACCCAAAGATGTGGCATCCTCCAGGTCAAGAACCACAACAAAGGAAAAGGAAGAGGAAGACCTCTTCATAATCGGAGAGAGAAATGGCATTAGGATTTGGTGGTGAGATAGAGAATTCTGTCAGCAAAGCCACCGTTGTTATTAATGATGATGAAGTCCAGAAACTTATGAAGGACTATAAAAAGATTAAAAAGTATATGAAATCATCCCTCTATCAAGTTAAAACTATGGAGGGTACTGAGACTAGGGTTAAAAAATTACTTGATGAATATAGTGGTGACCTAGACAGTGAAGATTGATACTATTATTCTAGATAACTTTTTAGATAATCCTGATAAGGTTAGAGCACAAGTTCTAACCTTAGATTTTTATGAGACAGGAAAATTTCCTGGTCATAGATCCAGTGGTACTGACAAAGATTATCAGGAGATGATCAAGAATAAACTATCAGAAGTACTACAATTCCCTGTCTATTTTAGGATGGACAGGGATTGTTTTCGTTATCAGTTATGTTTAGAAGGTGCAGAGACGTGGATACACAAAGATGATACTGAGTGGGCAGGAGTTTTATATTTGACACCAGATCCACCAGTAGATGGAGGGACAGTAATATTTGATGAGGATGAGAATGTTGTCACAATGATAGGTAACGTGTATAATAGACTCGTAATATATCGTGGTGATTTATTCCATCGTAGTCTTCAACCAGGTTTTGGAAACTCAGTTGAGACTGGAAGATTAACTCAGGTATTTTTCTTTGATGAAGCAACCTATGATAAGCACTGAACAACGTTTAGATCTAATAGATATATGCTGTCGCATTGTATCTGAAGGACATGTAACTCTGGATGAGAGGATATGGATGTCTAAACTATGTGAAAAGAATCCACAAGCAAAGCGTATTGCAGATGACATTATGGATTTAATAGAACACAGAGACACAATTATTACCGATGACTGATGAACTTCTAGCATTACTAAAAGCATTTGCTTACAAGAAGGGTGAGTTTAAACTCTCCTCAGGTAAAACCAGTGAGCATTATGTTAACTGTAAACCTGTGACCTTAACAGCAAGAGGTCTTACACTTGCTAGTATAATGTTACTAGAACAAGTAGAGAAAGAATCTGTTGCAGTAGGAGGACTCACATTAGGTGCTGATCCCCTAGTAGCAGGAGTAGCAGTAGTATCTGGTCTTGATAAGAGACTTCTTGATGCTTTAATTGTTCGCAAGGAAGCAAAGGGGCACGGCACACAGGCATGGATTGAAGGTCCAACCCTTCCAGAAGGGTCTAGAGTAACTGTGTTAGAAGATGTGGTTACGACAGGTGGTTCATCAATTAAAGCAGTTAAGAGACTGCGTGATGCTGGTTATGTAGTAGAGAGAGTTGTTACTATTGTAGATCGTCAAGAGAATGATGAGGCAACTACTGCTATGAAGTTAGCAGGGTTAGAATTAAAATCTTTATTCACCTTGGAGGATTTTAATGAAGATTGATACACAAGGGATGAGTGGTCCTGCTGATCCTAATTTTAAGGGTAGACCATTAGATGAACAGCAGAGAGACTTACCTAAGGCTACCTTTACACCTCGTAGGTTATTCACTGAGACATATGTTAAGGAGATGAAGATCCTTATCAATGAAGTCTTAGATGAGCGTGAACATAAGAAGAGGATGGCAGGTGCATATGATAATGTTGAACCTTTACCACCATCATACTTTGATACTAAACACTTCCAACATATTGTTGGGGAAGAGGAACCACCGTATCAAGATTGGTCACAGACTGATAAACCAAAAAAGAATTATAATCCAGGATATTATCAATGAAATTAACACAAGAAATAATTGACCAGATTCAAGAGGCAATGAATCATACTAAGATGAATGGTGATCCTAACTGGTTGGATGGTGATGAACTTGAAGTATGTTTGGGAGGAACCTTTGCTGCTGATAAGTTCATCTCTATTATTAATAGAAGGACTAATCCCAGACCAAATAAAAAGGAGGATTAATTATGTGGTATGTTATAGGATGGACAATAGTTACAATGTGGTTACTGTCTAAGTTTGGTGTCTTTAAAAAGAAGAAATGATTTTACCAGGTACTACAGTCACAGTTATAGATGAGACCTCTATCTATAGAGGTTATGTTGGATTCGTTCAGAGGATTAGTGGTAAGAATGCTGCGGTTCTCTTTGATAATTATTCTCCTTGGGAGAAGTTAGTCACTATACCTATAAAACATCTTGAGGAAGGTGGAATGGGTCCGACCACAAAATATAATTAAAGAAAATGAATTACAAGGATTCTGGTGTAGACATTCAAGCAGGTAATGCTTTTGTAGACAGACTCAAATTAAAAGCACCTTCCATTGGTGGATTCAATGGTATGATGCAGGTTCCTGCAGGTTTTGAGGAACCTGTTTTAGTATCTGGTACTGATGGAGTAGGTACTAAGATTAATATTGCAAGAGTTGCCAATGATTACACAACTATTGGTATAGATCTTGTTGCTATGTGTGTTAATGATGTGATTACATGTGGTGCTAAACCATTACACTTCTTAGACTATATCTCTACTAAAAAGTTAGATGATAGATTGGATGACATAATGGATGGCATTCTTAAAGGATGTGAGATAGCAGAGATGGAACTGTTAGGTGGTGAGACTGCTGAACATGGTAGGTTTGCTAGAGATATTGATCTGGCAGGATTTTGTACAGGTATTGTAGAGAAGAGTGAGATAGTTGATGGTAGTCTTATTAAAAAAGGAGATGTAATTATTGGTATAGAAAGTAGTGGGTTGCATAGTAATGGGTACAGTCTTATTAATGATATGTTATGGCGACATAAGATAGCATGGGCAGACACTCCTGAGTTACTTACTCCTACTAGAATCTATGCACCATTAGTACAGTATCTTTTAGATGAGATACCTATCTTAGGCATGGCACACATAACAGGTGGAGGAATTCCTGGTAACCTACCACGTTGTATTCCAGATGGTCTTGCAGCAGTAGTAGATTATAATTCTTGGAGACTACCAGAGATATTCAGTAAGGTTATGCTTGCTGGTGAGATACCAGAGGAAGAGATGAAGACTACCTTTAACTTAGGTATAGGTTATTGTTTAGTAGTTCCTGATGAACAGGTTGCAGTGGATGCTCAAGTAATAATTGATGGTCACGGATTTAAATCACACATTATTGGAGAGGTAGTATGCGATTAGGAGTCATGTGTTCTGGCAAAGGATCAAACTTTGAGAACATAGTTCGTACATGTAAGGATCATGAGGTAGTTCTTATGATACACAACAAGGAGAAGTGTGGTGCTGCCAAGAGAGCAGACAAGTTAGGCATACCTCACTGTTGTATTAAGATGCAGAATGAGGATCAGATTATTCAACTCTTTAAAGCATGGAGAGTAGATCTTATTGTTCTTGCTGGTTGGATGAGAGTATTATCTAAAGAATTTATTGATGCATTTCCTGATAAAATTATAAACATTCATCCATCTTTATTACCTAAGTATAAAGGTCTTCATGCTATTGAACAGACCTTTGAGAGTAATGATACTCTTGCTGGGTGTACAGTACATATGGTGACAGAAGAGTTAGATTCTGGTAGGATACTAGAACAAAGTGCTATTCCTATAGAAGTTAATGATACTATTGAGTCATTGACTGAACGAATACATAGAGAAGAGTATCGTATTCTTCCATTAGCGATTGATAGATATGCAAAGTCTTGATTTATTTCCTACAACAATATGGGCAGAGAAGTTAGACCTTGATAATAAAAAGATTCTTGAACATATTCATGAGTTTAAGAAGGTAACTGAGTGTGCTGAGTTTAGTAATGTTGGTGGATGGCAAGGACATAAGTTTGAGAATGATGAATTAGTAAATGCTATTAGAGATAATGTACCTAGGAATCCTAACTCTCGACATTATAATGTTAACGATCCATTTCCTAGAGGATTAGTAGTTCATTCGTGGGTTAATATTAATGGTAAGGGTGCATATAATTTAAGACATACTCATGTTGATACTCAGGTTCTTATCTGTGGTGTGTATTATGTCAAAGTTCCTGAGAATTCTGGTAGTATTAGGTTCTATGATCCTAGAGGACACATGGTAACAGCGTTCCCAGATTCAGCATATTATTATGATGGTATACAATATCAAACTGTTGATCCTGAAGAGGGTATGATTTTATACTTCCCACATTGGTTGGAGCATGAGGTAACGGCAAACCCTACAGATGAGGAACGGGTATCCGTATCGTTTAATATTTTATGGTAAAGAAAGTATAAAAATGTATCACATTACACCAAAGTTCTTGCATAAATAATTGAAATGTGTTACTATTAACACATCGTTCAACCTCTTAGAGGTCGCAAGTAAGCCGACTCGGAACGGAATCGTTCATCCCATGTTTCATCTAGCAGTTATCGCAACCGCCTTCTCCTGTATTGAAGCTCAATCTCTTTTAGATAAGATGAATGAGTTTAAGATAGAGGAAGAGACACGATCTGAGATGATCAGCGTAGTGATAGAAGAGACACCTCATTGTGAGTGGGACGCAAAAGCCGACTAAAGGAACGGAATTAAAAACCCCAACTACTTTAGGAGTAAATCCAATGGCACAAGTCACATACCGTGGTGTTAAGTACGACACCAATGATCGCAAGCAAACAGTACAGTCTAAGTCAGAGATGACTTACCGTGGTGTTAAGTTCCAAAAAGAACTTGTTAATGCTTGATCGAACACTTGCATACGCATAAGCATGAGGTGGGGAGACCCACCTTTTTTGCTTTTCAGTTCCAGAAAAGTCGGAAAATTTATCCCGCAAAATTTTCAGCAAAAAGGGTCTAGGTATAAACTCATAGGCATAAATTTTTGTAAATGTATCAGGAAATACGGACCTAATTTGTATAAATAAAAATGTAGAACAGGAGGAACACATGCTCCAAAACCCCCCTATATTATTGTAAAAAAAGTAAACACTTAACATGAGGTCATCAAATGCACAATCTAATTTCCTATAATCAATTAGCAGGTTGGAATAATAACCATCCAGAAGTAGAAACAGAAACCAACGACGCTATTAACGATTATTTTCAGTGCTTAGTCGAGTGTGATGACAATGAGAGCGTATGTAAGCGGATCTGTCTAGAGACGCATCTCTAGCACGTCCAACCATCTAGTACAAAAAAGAATAGAAAAAGGGAGGGGTTTACACCCTCCCTTTTTTAATATATAATATCACTACGTAAGGGAGTGTAAATGTTACACATGAGAGAACAATTACTAAGAGCAGTACTAGCACATGCTCAAGGAGAGATTGAAAAGCATAAGGTAAACGTTAATGTATACCTAGAGCATCCTGTAGGTATTGGAGAGCATTCAGATATCACTGAAGCAATTCAGACTGAACTAGACAAGATTGCAAGGTATCATGATCAGATAGATGTTATCAACAAATATTTTAGAGCACCGAGTCAAAAAGATTAATGGAACCAAACAGAGGTAAATTAAAAGTATTGATCATGGCTCTTAAAGAGATCGTGGAAGAGTTAGAGTCGGAGATTTATTCTGATCCAGATCAATACAATTCTAGGACACACGCATTCTCTTCTGTAGATCCTACCCAAACATATGATGAGGCATTTGATGATGACGACGGGTACGCAGACTAATACTTATCACAAGTATATAAATTTACCTTTTACTATTGCTCCGTTGCCTAACTTTAGTCAGCAGGGTAATAAAGTATTGCATTATTATATTAATGACTATCCATTCTATCCTATGGAAGAGTGGTTCAATGATCTTGGTCTTACCTTATTTTTGAAGGAGGTATTTTATACTCCACCCTTCAGTAAGATACCTATTCATACTGACCATGCAAGTTATACTAATCATGCAAAGATTAATATGACATGGGGACCTGAGGAAGGGGTGACACAATGGTGGAAGTCTGATAAGGTGGTTAAGAAATCCATTCAAGGTACTGGTGAGTACACTAGTGAAGCACATCATAACTTATGGGCAGAGGAAAAGGATTGTGAACTTCTTTATGAAGCAAATACTAACCGTCCTAGTCTAGTTAATGTGGGTGTACTTCATGGTACAAACAACCCTACACCACAAGGGAGATGGACTCTATGTTTTGTACCTGTTAATCAAGCAGGACAATTCCTCCATTGGAATTCTGCACTTGAAGTCTTTAGAAATTACTTAGATGATTAAATTAATAAGTGTTACTCCTGATGCTGAGAAGCACATGGCATACACTGCTCGTGTGAGCAACCCTAAGAACCAAGAGAACGAGAACTTTGCTGGTCTTCTTAAGTATTGTATTAAACATCAACACTGGAGCATCTTTGAGCATGCTCACATGACTGTTGAGATTAATACATCACTAGCAATTGCTACTCAGATTTTAAGGCATAGAAGTTTTACATATCAACAGTTCTCTCAGAGGTATGCAGATAGTAAGGAACTACAGATAGAGATTCCTGCTCCTGAATTACGTCGTCAAGACACAAAGAATAGACAGAACTCTATTGATGATATTAATCCTCGTGATGCTGCATATATGCAAGCAACTATGGAGGAACACTTCGCCCGTAGTCTTGAGATATATAATGATATGTTAGAGTATGGAGTTGCCAAAGAGTGTGCTAGAATGGTACTACCACAGGCAACACTAACTCGTTTGTACATGACTGGAAGTGTTCGTAGTTGGATACACTATATCGACCTGCGTTCTGCTCATGGTACACAGAAGGAACACATGGAGATCGCTGAACAAATCAGAGATCTTTTTATTAAAGAGTTCCCATCAATAGCACAAGCAATGGAGTGGAATTAATGCCTGTATATAGAGATTATGAGATTAGAATTAATCTTAATGAACTAATCGAGAAGAGAATACCATGTTGTGATCTATTACATCCTGATCATTGTTTTACTGAGTCACAAGTTACTCAGATAGCACATGATATTAATATGGATTTAGATTTACATCCAATATATCATCAGATTGATGAGCATATCATGAGGTATGTTACTGCTGCTGGTATTGATAACTCAGAACACTGGGTTGAAAAAAAGTTACCTGACTTGAAGGAATAATCTAGGCAATTTATGATGATGTAAAAATTACTATCAACCTTAATAAGTTGGTAGATGCAAGAGCAAGACTCTTAACTCAATATGAAGACTACTCAAAAGCAGTAGCAACTGGTGAGTATCTTGATGAGAATGATGTGGATAAAATTGCATCTAATTTGAGAGATACATTAACATGGGAGTCACTTTATCAAATGGTTGATGAAGCAGTATTAGAATACTTAGACCTTAATGAAACTCATTATGGTGAGAGAAGTATTGAAACTGTTGAATTAACAATGGAGAAGGAGAAGAAGGCAAGAGAGAA